CAGGACTTTGTTGCTCTTGAGCAGATGCTGTAGTAGTTTCTTTTACTTCTGCTTCTGGTGCTGCGTTTTTATCATCGCTCATATTTGTTTTCTCCTATAGTAATATATATGCGCACTTTATTTATGTGTACTTCAAATGTGGACAAGCTAACATGAAATAACTCATATCTTTCTTTTCTTCAAATCCAACTGTAAGTACACTAGATAACGAATTATTTTTATCTAAAGATACGTTTTTACCTATAAAATATCTGTTCTTTAGATTTCGATCAATCCATTTATCTAGACTACCTTCAAGATTGTATTTTATAGGAACATTAACGTATTCAAAATGCGGCAGTGGATGATTTACTCTCCTAGCCTTGAATACGTTAAGTGGATTTGGTTCTTTGTTTAGTATCATGCAGCTTCTTCGTAATGGGCTGTAACACCAAATGGCGCTTGTAACCCTTTATCACGGTTGCTGTGAATAATAAACACTGTATCACAGTAGTCTGGGTCACCCCAGCTATCCCAAGCATAACCGTCTGTAAACATAATAAACTTTTTAGGCGTAATGTCATTTTCTTTCATGTATTCCCAATTTACCATGAAGTCAGTGCCACCACCGCCCATAATTTCGTAGTCTAATAAATCACGTCCATCGTCTGCACTAAAATCATCTTCGTTGTAAACAGCAGTATCAAAGCACCACAATTTAATTTTGTAGTCTTTGTATTCTTCCATAATACCTTTAACTTCACTTAAGAAGTCGCGACCTTGTGCATCGCCAATTGAACCTGACATATCTAAACAAATACAAAGATCAATAGTTTCTGCAAAATTCATACCAGGAAGTATAGCACCGCTTTGCCAACCTTTACGTGATGGACGAGCAAATGTATAATCGTCTTTAATTGTAGATTGAATTTGCTGGCGTAAAATCTGACGCCAATTCATTTTAGGTTCTGTAAGTTCTTTAATCATGCGCTGTACACCTGCAGGAACATTTCCTGCACCTGCACTTTGCGCAGAATTAATCATAGATTCTTTAATTTCGTCTTTAATCTTTTTAACTTCTTCTTTAGAATATTTAGGTTTCTTTTTACTTACAGCATTACCTTTTGAATCTTTTTCTTCGCCTGCATCACCGTCAGCTTCGCCTTCTCCTGATTCTGGATCTAAGTGTTCGTCTAACAATTCACCTAGTTGTTCTAAATATTCTTTGCCACGCTCTTCTGCTTCTTTAAACAGTTCTTCGTAAATTTCTTCTGATGAATATTCTTCATATTTAAAGTCTTGGAAACAATCTACAATCTTTGGCTTTTCACCAATGCGATCTCTTACAAGCAGGTTGTTTACTTTATAGTCAGCGGCAATATTGTATAGCATAGGAATACGATCACCTCTACGTTCTAAATGATCGTAAACACAGTGTAAAATTTCGTGTGCAATAACAAACTCGATTTCTTTGTTTGACATTGCATTAAAGAATTGTGTGTTATAGTATAAATTACGTCCGTCTACTGCGGCTGTAGGCAACCAATCATCTGCTGCTAAAATGCGCAAACGTGTAGCCATGTTACCAAAGAAAGGATGACGAAGTAGTAAGCCTACTCGTGCAATAATAATGCGGTCGTAAACTTCTTCTCGCATTACCTCAAGTGCTTCGGGGGTTATATCTGGATCAGGTTGCCAGTTTTTAAGTTTACTAGCAGTATCTTTTGCGTTTGCTAAAACAGCCATCAGTGCCTCTCATTTCCTAACTTTATGTATATATTATAGCAATATTTACTCAGTTTGTCAACCAGAAAAATAAAGAACGGGCTCAAAAGAACCCGTTCTTTTTACATTAATCAGCAGCTTGTGCAGCCTTAATGTACTTTCCGTACTTATCGTGGAACTCGTCAAAGCACTCCACTTCGTCCGGATCAATGGGTAATGCATATTGTGTAATTGCAAGTTTGATACCCATTACAACGAGCTCAACATCAAAATTATCCATTGCAAAGCGTAAGAAGTTGTTGACTTTAGAGTCAAATTTCTTATCACCTGCATCAGATGCTTCTTTAAGCTCATAGCAAAGAGATACAGTTAAGGAATACATAGCACTGATTTCTTTAGTTTGTAGCTCTTTGACTTTACCAGTAAGGATATCTGTTGGATTAGGCATATCGGCAGCCACCTTGCGGTGAGCCATAAATTTGACAGCCAAACCTTCTCCAACAGCACCACTTACTAAGTCTGTTGTTGTATTTTCGTCTAATCCGTCATCTAATAGTTCAGATACAAAAGACCAACTACGTGGCGTTGCAAAAGAACGACTTGGAGATTTAGGATCAAAATCATACAAATCTTTTTTACTAAATTGTAGGAAACCTACAACATCGTTATGAATACGATTATCCACAGCCCACTGGAACCAATCATCAAAGCTAACAGCCATTTCCAAGTGAACAAAACGGTTAGCCAACGGAGCAGGCATACGATATGTAACACCTTTGTCAGCTTCGCGGTTACCTGCCGCAACAATTACAACATTGTCGGGTAACTTATAAGTACCTACTCGACGATTAAGAATCAACTGATATGCCGCCGCTTGTACAGCAGGTGCAGATGAGTTCATTTCGTCAAAGAATACAACAATGTTGTCGTATTGTTTTGCAAATTCTTCGTCTGGAAGTTCGCTAGGCGCACCCCAAACCATTTTGCCAATGTTTGAATCAAAGTACGGAATACCTTTGATGTCTGTAGGTTCCCAAAGTGACAAACGAATGTCAATTAGGTGTGAATTAGGAAGTGTATCAGTAATTTGTTGAACAATGTCAGACTTACCAATACCTGGAGGTCCCCAAAGGAAGATAGGACGCTTTTTTGAAATAGCATGTTTAATGCTTGCTTTTGCGCTGTTAGGCGTTACGGTGCGAGTGATTGTTTCCATAGTGTATTCCCTCTTGTGAATCAGTGCTTAATTTCTTACTATACATATAGTATAGCATCACTAAAACAAATGTCAACCTTTTTCATAAAAAAGATTAGCTTAATAATCAATAACTTAGGATTTTTCTTGTCTTTTCATTGCTTTTACAAGCCCGTATTTTCGTAAATCACCACTAAAAAGACTTAGTTCAACTGCTTTCTTCTCGTTTGTTACTGTAATACTTCTGTTTGTAAGATAGTAAGGACAATCAATAAATTGATCTAAAAAGATAATAACTTGTGTAGTAAGAGGCATATCTTTAGGATATGGAATATCGTATGTAGCAAGTTCTATATTTTTTAAGACTTCGTATCCTTCCTCGGTTAAGCGAAGTCCTCCAGAATTTTTACTTCTAGTGTTTTGCCACCAAAGAGGCATATACTGTTTAACATTAGTATTATCTACAGCTTTTCCTAATTCTTTAAGAAAAAGTTTAGTATATGTCTCTTTCCAGTTCATTCTTCAACTTTTTCGCCAGCAGTGAGTTTAAACACTTCAAACTCTGTTGAATTGAACATTTCGTTAAGTTTTTTGGCTAGATTGTGTGCGTGTCCTGGATTTGAAAAACTAACTTTTTTATACTTAGGTCCAGGATAGTTTGTTATAGCATTTGAACTTTTTAAATTAAAAGGTTTTCCTTGATAAAATACAGCCCAAATAGCTTCTGCTTCTAGAACCTGTTCTGATTTATAAGTTTTATTGTTTATGTATTCTAGTATAACCGTCGGTTTAGGTCTACTCATATGCGTATCCTTTAATATAATATACGCATATATTTATCTCTTTTTAAAGTTATCTACGTAGTTTACTTCCAGCCTGAGCCACCATCTAATTTTACTTCGATGGTTTCATTGTTTGAGGAGTTGTTTTCTTTTACTAGTTTTTCTAAATCGCCATGTAATCTGCTCATAACAATACCAATTGTAAATGCAAGATTTTTTGCAGTATTAATGTCTAATTTAATTTCTCTAGCTCTAGAACCTTCAGCATTTTTAACTTGCTGAAGGAACTGCTGTAGAGGAATAGTGTTTATTGGCTCATTTGTTGACACGACTTAACTCCTGACGCATCTCAAGCTCAGTTTTATAAGGTCCATGAGTTTCGTAACGTTCAATAGTAATTAGTTTAGGGCAAAAACTTTTAACCCAACCTTTGTCAAAACGAATTACATAATATCCTGCACAATATAAACTTTTAGATTTTTCTGACTTTGTAAACAACGGCAGTTTTCTTTTAACATCATACATTTCGTTGTATGGTTTTACACTTGTAGGATATCCTTGTACAAGATATTTTTCTTCTGTAATAGGTTTAGTTTCTTCGTCTCCCCAAATAAATTGAGTAAACTTTTTCTTAATTTGACGTTTGTTATCGAAAAAACATGTTTCAATAGGGCTTGCAAACATATAACGATCTTCGTTAAGCGACATAGTACCTATTTTTTCTCCGTTGTCTTCAACAATCCAAAAACGATCTTTAAGTACTGGTTTTGCTTTAATTGTCATTTAAATACCTCGCTTGTAATGGTTCTGCAAAAGATGCTGCTTGATCTGCAATACGTTGCATATCCCATTTAGCACAAAACTTCATAAGACGCATACCAACTTGCGATATGTTCTTAGTTTCTACTTCTGCAATAGTGTTATTAATTATCTCTCTAATTTCTGCAGGTTGTGCAGACAAATCACATAATGTTACATTGCGGTTGTAGTCGTCCAAAACACGGTGCTCAGAACCGTTATGATCAACCCAACGCTGTAGCATAAGATTATTCCAGTTATAACCTTTCGTGGACTTATCGTCATATGCTTCAAGTAAGCCAACTTTATTCTTTGTGCCTTTCTTGCGAACGCCTGGATAAGCAGAGAAAACATTGTCACTTGTATCACCTCGCATACATTTTTCAAATAGTAACCATTGCGGATCAGGCGCAGGCTTAACTTCTTTAGTTTTTTTATCTACAACAGGTGTACCTTTATCTGTAAAGTAACCTTCGTGTGTAATAGTAGTATTGCTGACACCGTTATATTGTTTTACATTAGGTGCAATTAGTTGTGCAAAGTCACCGTCAGTTGAAATAATAACGTGATTGTCGTTAGGATGATTTTGCACCCACCCTGCAATCAAATCATCTGCTTCTAGTTGCGGATGACGTATCATAGTACAGTTAGTCTTTGTATCAATAAAGTCTTTAAACTCGTCAAAGATTTCCCAAAATACTTTATCTTCTTCTGCTTCGCGTGGAGTAAGTGCATCACGTGCTTCTTGCCTATTACGCTTGTAAGGCTCATAGTAGTCCTTACGCCAACTGCGTCCTTCTAAGCAGAATACTACGTGATCTGCATTAAAATCTTGCCAAGCCTTTTTAATGCTGTTAAGTGTAATGTGTAGCGCCATGCCTACTTTCGTATCAATATCGCCACGTACAACGTGCCGAGCTCTAAAAAATGTGTTAGCAGTGTCTACTAGTACATAAGTTGCCATCTATTATTGCCTATATTATTAGTTACAATATACATTATTACATATATTTTGTAACTTGTCAACCATTAAGATACTTCACTTTTTCCTTTAGAAATTGGAACAACATTAATATAACCGGCACCTCTATCAGTATCCATACCATCTTCTGCAAGCATATTATACACAATGTCACGGAACCAACGATCAACAATTTCTTCTTCTGGATCGTTTTCAACACCGTAACCATTTTCAATTAGTTGCTGAATAAAATATTTGTTCCAGTCTAGTTCAAAGAATCCATTACGAACATTATCTTCGTTTACTTTAACATCAAGTACATTTACCCAAGGTTCTTTGCGTCTTGTAGCATACTCCTTAGGATCTTTCTTTTTAAGAAATTCTTCTTTTTCTTTTTCGAATTGTGCCTTTTCTTCTTCGGCTTTTTTGTCTCTTACAAGTTTATTCCACCATCCCATTATAACTGCCTCCTTACTTTTTCGTATGTGTCTTCTGTAATCTTTTTACCACGTAGCAAGTCAAGATCTTCTTCACTAAGTCCCCCAGGCATTCCCGAATAGCGATATGTGGAGTCTTGGAGTAAATCGCCATCCTCGTTCCATACACGCTTCTGCGACTTCTTTGACGTTGAGGTTATATTCTTCCGAACGTCCGCCAAGCGGCATAAGATATACTGGACACTCGATGCCTCGTTCACGATATGCTTCGACAGCTCTAGTAACTTCTTCAAAG